GTCGCATAGAGACCTTACCTTGATGGCAAGTATGTCACTCAACACAGCGCTTGATTCAGTGTCGAGCCAGAGTGAGTCGATTTTATCGCTCACTACACATGGCGGACGGGCTTTTACCTCCGCTACTTCGAAGTATGTCGTTCACACACATACTGTCCCGTTGGCCACTACAATTGACCAACAATACCTTCTGGACGAAACCCAGACGGTCTTCCACGGCTATCAAGCCGGGGAAAAGAGTAGTTTGCACTGCTCTGCACGGTCCTGTATGTATATCAGGTCCGATAAGGCTCGAACTCAAGAGAGGCTCAAGCCAAACTGCCCTTGTTTCAAGGTCAGAGAGGAAAATGGCTATTTACAGCCACTTTGCTTTATGGTTTATGTTCGTTCACTAAACCATAATCTATCAGGTCTAAAGAATCCTGATGGTGTTTATCACCAGCTCAATCCAGAGGAGGTGATGTTTTGTCAAACGGCAACTGGCTGTTTTGACAACTCCTATCCCGGCCATGTTCGGGATAGAGTAGGGGTAAGTGGTTGGCACCACATATCCGAACGGTCAATATTCAAAATTCTTGACTGTCTCTATTGGTTCCGAAAGTATAAGAACCAATACAATCTTCCTCGCAAGATGAGGAAGTTTCAAGAGATTGCCGGCTTCCGGCAACTCAAACATGCTACAGTCCAAGCACTGCATAGCATCAACAGCCTCTTAGTGAAGAAGCTGATGGCATTCTCCCCCGAGATTGAGGGATATGCGGCCCTGGCCAAACACACGGCCTGGGCATTTTCAGAGTTGTTCGATTGCTACTCTGAACCCACCTCCTTTACAGATGGAGGTGTAATGGTAGAGCCTAAAACAGGCTTCTACCAGGATTGCAAGTACTTTTCGGCACTTGTAAAATCATCCTTCCATAAACCAAAACGGGAGGATAGGTTGTCGTGGCTAACCCCGACACCTTCTACCAAAGCTTTTGGAAGTTTCTTTGGTACAGAACTCCGCAGGCTGAAAGCCTACGTGGAGTCACAGTATGCATCTGAACAATCAGATTATACTCTCTCGCCGGCATGGATATTCCGAGCGAGTACTCTCTCCCAAACGAGAGGGATGGGCTATCTGCCAAACGCAGTAGCCGAATGTCGGAGGGCTGTCTTCCGACATACCGTGAACAGAGAAATTGTTCAGGTTCCTGCAAGGCGCACGCACTTGCAGTATCTTGCTGTAAAGCAAAGATTAGCTGAGGGTGGTATGCCCCCAGCTTTCCTATCCGAAGGTCGGATGGGAAATTTCCGTAGCGATGTCGCTAAGGAACTATTCGAGGATGTTTTCTCCCGAGTAGAAATGGTGCTGAAGCCATCAGCATCTATTGATACCTACGTCAAAGACGGAGGTAAACTGGAGGATGCACGCAAACTCCTGAACTTGGCTATTGAGCACAAGTGGCAAATTCCGGTTAGGAATTTGGACAATCATAGCATTGAAACTATGATTGAAGTCATTCATGAGACTGACTCTGATAGTGACTATAGTCGGCCACTATTTTGGTTATCATATCAACTTATGATTAACCATTGGGTCTCACTTGGACAGTGGACCCCGAATGAGGAACATAATTTCCTCATTGCCGGGAAGCCATATCGGCCACCGGTTATGAACGCACAAATCGTTCATATTTCAGAACCCGGTAAAGAACGGAATCTGACTAAATCCCATGCGGTCTTAGCATGGTTTTTAACCCCTGCGTCAAAAATCACGCAAGGTACACTGGCGTTCCTTCCGGAACACCGGGCTGGCCTGCTGGAATCAGGCCATGAGTGGAGGCATCAAAAGAGGATATCTCCATTGTCAGATGAATCAGGCTTCATCTATGACCCACTTACGGGGAGAACCCGTAAGGAAACGCGCCAAGTCTTTAAAGACTGGACGGAATCAACCGATTTCATCTCGAAAATGGTTGGATGGGCACACCTAAAAGGTTTGCTCGATTACATCGGGTTTCCCTCGATGTATGGACGACTGCTTTTGAAAACAGTCGTAGAACCTCAACCAGTGGTTGAGGTAATCCATCGGATCGTCACTGAAGACGCCGATGATATTATAGAACCTGTCGCTTGGACAGGAGCTATTAATGAGGGTTTCATGATGGGAAACCCCATGACCAAGACGATACTTCACTTGGTCCACTCCTCTGAGCTTCAAGTCTCAAAGGAATTCTTGAGGCGCCGCGGCCTCAAGTTCCGTGACCCAACAAAGTTGGTCCGGTACCCCGACCGAGCTCAGCTCGATCGTGAAGAGTCTCAAAGAGACCGTACAACGCAAGTCACAATCTGATTGCGTATGCTACATGTTAGCCATGTAGCTATCCCCCCTAGCGGGGTCGCGGTAGGCGAAGTCGCAC